TTTTCCTACCAGTTGCAATTTTGCCGACCATCCAGAATAACAGGGGGTCATCGTGTGGCCCACTGGATGGTCCCTACCAGGTCCCAAGGGGCCCGCGGTGATAGAGCCCGGCAAGCCGCCAAGCCTGCCGGGCTCGCCAATTTCATCGGCGGTTTTGCCAGTCCTCGAGGCTATCCTCGGCAACCATCAGGAACAGCACGAATAGCGTGGTCACGACGATAACGGAGAGCATGGTTTTGATCCTTCCTACCAGTGGTTAGAACGCCCCGCCCAATATGCCCGCCCAGGTCAGGACGGCAAAGATGAAGGCCGAGAGCGAGACCAGGGTGGCGGCCTCGAGGGCAATGAAGACGGAGAAGCCAAGCGCGTTTTGCATGGCCTAGCCCTCCGCCTGCAAGCGGAGGCTGCCGGACACGACGGCGCCGGGAAACAGTTCCTGCAAGTGACGTTTGACCATCGGATGCGAGGCTTCTGCCGTTAGCGGCAATGGCAGCAAGGTGTTTTGTGGCATGTCACCGCCTTGGAACGATGCCAGCCATCCCGTCGGAGTCCATTTGAGTGTGATGTAGACCATTGTATTCCCCTACCATTCAGCGGCCCGCCAAGGCCGCGGTTTTGACGCTGGATCGCGCCCCATAGCCGCCCGCGAGCGGCTACAGGCCGGGATCAGACAATGCCTGCCAGTCGCGCTATTTTGCGAAGCTCGCAATCCGATCTGAAGGCTAGGGCAAAAAACGTGTCGCCTTCATCGAATGCCGTTTTCTTATTTCTCGCCGTGAATTTAAGAGTAGCTAGGATGGCTGCAATTAGTCGCGCGCGCTGTTCTGTTGTCATTGTCTTGATCCTTCCAGTTGCGGCAGGCCATCTGCCGTCTCAATGTCCACACCCTACCTATACTTAGTACATATGTCAACAGTAAATATGAGGATGCCGCGAATTATTTTCAGCCCCGCCACTTGTGCCCGTTTCATAAGGCTTACAGCGACATTGCCCCGCACTTGGAGCATTTAAAACGCTTCGTGGTATTGCCCTTCGGCATGATGGCTTTGCCGCGATGGTTGCAGCGATAGCATTTCAATTCCACCACAGTCGGCAATTTATGGATTGCGCCGCGATAGCGCGACATCGCATCGGCCATATCGGCGCGCAATTGTTCCTTACTTGGCGGCGCTGGCCGGTCTTCCCGCAGAATGCGCGCAATATCCACGTCCATGCGCTTGGCGGTGCGGGTCTGACCACGCCTTGTGTGTTTCGACCAATTGAGCGCCATGGCACAGACCTCTACAGCGGCTTAGGATAATTGCGCTTGCCTTTCGGAATCAGCTTGATCTTCCCGCCCGCCTTCTCGAAGTTGATGATATCGCCCGCTAATTCCGCGCTTGTCACCTGCTTGTCGGCCGTCTGGCGCGGTTTCTTGGCCCTGGTCTTGGCCAGCATAGCGGTTGCCATCTTGGCGGTGGTCTTGACCTTGGCCTTGCGGTTGATGTGCAAGATGCCACGGGCATAAACCCCAATCCACCATTGCAATCGGGCCTGCAGCGGGTCGAAGCCGGCGGCATGACACCATTGGGCAATGCGCTGGCGCGACACATCGGCCAAATGTGCGGCCTCGACTGCCGTCATCAGGCCCGCCCGCAGCTGCGGCATGACGATCTCGTACCAAGGATTAGGAGATGGCAATGGCATCACAAGCGGTCCGCAAACCCCTTGCCAAAGTGCAAGGGGGGAGGGTCCTTGTCAAGCCCCCAACAACGCCAAAACCCCAACAATATCAACGCTCTCCATACGGTGCGTTGAGCCATCCCAAAAACAATTTACAACACATCTACCTCTTGCGAACGACCAGTGAGCAGAGACCGGAGCGATAGCGACGGGCCAATGGCGTAAGCCATCCTCTAAGCCCCTCTCACCAACGGTGCGTCGCCACAAGCGACAAACCGCACCAATCTCCCAACATGCCCCAAGCCGCTCGCCAATACGTGCTCGTTAACCGAACCGCATTCTCCCAAGACACCGCTGACGCTATCCTCAACCGTCTCGCAGCCGGCGAAAGTCTCGCAGCTATCACCAAAGATGCCGCAATGCCCGCTGCCGCTACAGTCTATAAGTGGCTGCTAGAGCACGCTTCCTTCGCGGAGAGTTACGCGCGCGCGAGAACCACACAAGCCGATGCAAAGTTTGACGCTATCAGCGATATCACGCAGCAAGTCCTACGCGGCGAGATCGATCCGCATGCTGGCCGGGTCGCGATCGATGCCTACAAGTGGCAAGCCGGCAAGCTACGGCCGTCAGTCTACGGGGAAAAGATCGAGCATGTGGTCCGCAGCGGCAATGCTGCGGATCTGACCGACGACGAACTGGCGCGGATCGCACTGGCATCGGCCCCAACCCTGCTGCTAACCACGGACACCAAGCCCGAAACGGACGACAGTCCTAACCATAACGACACAGACGACGTTCGTTGACAGAACTGTTACCGGGTAACCAACCCTATTCCCCCACGCACAGACCCCGGGGGAGAGTCCGAAAGCGGCCGGGGGGCTACAGTGTCTAATACGTGTACCTTAGTTGCCGCTCGCTGCCGTGTTTCCCACTAACTGGCTCCTCCCTTACCGCTGACGCCCGCTGTTGCCACACATTGCCCTTCTGCCCTTGCTTGTGTGTGACGAGGCGGTGAGGCCTTCCCCGCAGTGGCGCAAGCCTGGTGCGGAGCGGTCGTCGTGTTCTATCGCGGCTGACGTCTTTCTTGCGGTTAGCGAGAGTGCGGGGCACGATCGCGGCGATACCTCCGCCTGACGGTGAGGTTGGACCAGTGTTCTTGGGTTGCTATGCACTTCCCTGCTGCGAGGGGTGGTGGTGGTGGTTGCGGATGTTTTGTTTGTTGGGTTTGTGGTTTGTTGTGTGAGTGTTGTGCTGTTGGTTGGGGTTCGGGTGTGGCGGCGCTGGTAGGGAGTGATGGCGATGGCTGAAACGGTTGGCAAGGGACGGTCATCGCGGCGTTTGGCTGCGGGCAATTTCACGTTTCGGCCGACCCCGGCGTTGCGGGTTGAGTTGCGGCAGCGCGCTAAGGTGCATGGTTGGTCGGTGAGCGATGAGGTGAGGTATCTGTTGGAACACTCGCTCGCCTTGCCGCTTTCGGCGGTGGCTCCGAATAGGTGTGACGACTATGGCATGCGGTTGATGTTGGATGGGTGGCAGCGGGAACTGGGCCGGCGATGAGTGAGGTTGTTGGCGAGGGCGTGTCTGGTTATGCGGCGGTGACGATGTTGCAGCGTCGGCGCGCGGTGCGGCGGAGCTTTGGCGAGTGGTGTCGGCACCGCGGTTATGAGCCGGCGTTGCATCATCAACTCATTATCAATGCGATCGAAACTTTCCTGCAGAGCGACGACCAAGTTCTGCTGATTTTTTCCCCGCCTGGGTCCGCAAAAAGTCTTTACCTGTCGGTGTTGCTGCCGCCGTGGTACATGGCCAACCATCCCGGTCATTCCATTCTGTTTGCGACCCACTCGGTTGAGTTTGCGGAACGCTGGGGGCGGCGGGTTAGGAATGATATTGGCGTTGAGTACAAGACGCTCGGCATTCAGTTGAGCGACGACAACAAGGCTGCGGGTCGGTGGAGCTTGCAGTCGGGCGGCGAGTATTACGCGGTCGGCGCCGGCACCGGCATCAGCGGGTACCGGGCCGATCTGGCGATCATCGACGATCCGTTTGGTAGTCGTGAGGATGCGTACTCCGAAACTGTCCGCAAGGGGCGGTGGAATTGGTATCTCGACGATTTCTCGGCGCGATTAAAGCCGGAAGCGAAGCGGGTGTTGATCCAAACTCGCTGGCACCAAGAAGATATCAGCGGCATGGTGCTGGAGCAGATCGAGCGCGGTGAGATCCGTGGCCGGGTGATCTCGATCGCGGCGATCGCGGAGGAGGGCGACTGTCTCGGCCGGCGCGTCGGCGAATATCTGTGGGACGATCCGAAGGGTTACAATTACGGGGAGTTTCTGCGGGCGCGGCAGCGTGAGACGAGCCCGATGATGTGGTCGGCTTTGTATCAGCAGCGGCCGGCGCCGGAGGAGGGCGATTACTTCAAGGCGGAATGGCTGGTGCCTTACACGGATGCGCCTGAGCGTGAGCGCATGGTGGTCTATGGCGGCTCTGACTATGCGGTGACCGCTGACGGTGGCGACTTCACCGTGCACATTGTCGTCGGGCTCGACCCGAATGGACGCATGTACCTGCTCGACATGTGGCGCAAGCAAGCGAGTGCGGACGAGTGGGTGGAGGCGTTCTGCGATCTGGTGAAGAAGTGGAAGCCGTTGGCCTGGGCCGAGGAGCAGGGTCAGATTAGAGCGGGCGTCGGCCCGTTTCTCGATCGGCGCTCACGCGAGCGACAGGCTTATGTGGCGCGGGAGGGCTTTCCGACGAGAGGGGACAAGTCGGTGCGGGCGCAGTCGATCCGGGGTCGCATGGCATTGGAGAAACTGTATGTGCCCGAGCGCGCATCATGGTGGCCGACGCTGCGGTCTGAGTTGTTGACGTTCCCGGCCGGCAAGTTTGATGACGCAGTGGACGCTCTTGCCCTCGTAGGCCAGCTGCTCGATGTGATGGTGGCGGGGCGGGAGGCGAAGATCAAGAAGAACGTGGTCAATATCGGCTACCGCCGGCTCGAGCGGCAGGTCGAGGGCTTTAAGACGTATTAGACACGTATATAAGGAACGCGCGTGCGCGCGCACGCGCGTAGCATAGAGTGTGCCAACACAAATTGTGAGGTGCTGACGCGGCCCGCCGAGGGTCTAATCCG